GGCCCTTTACGACAGGTGGATTCTTATCCGCCGGATCGTGGAGTGGGCGAGGGGGGAGTACTTCGGTACTCCCTCCGCGGGACCGTCTCGGCACTTCTCCCGCCTTCTGGATAAAGTGGGTCGGATTCTGGCTGCTCAAGGAGCTCCCGGCGCTATCCTTTGGATTAAGCGCCGACGGGCTGATTACCTTGGGTACCTGGCATCCGACCCCCTTTCCCCTCAAGGGAGGAGGTTTCGCAACAGGCTGATCAGTCACTTTGGGAGGTCGCAAGCTCGAGTTCTGCTGAAAAGGAGGCCTCCGGTTATCCGGATGGTCCTCACAGCTCTCACATCGCTGCGGTCTCTCAGTCTGCCCGTGAGGGTGGACCTTAAGACGGTGACTGGTCCCTTTACAGGGACTAACACGATCCCTTGGGCGGAGTATGTTCCTTCCTTCTGGAAGGAGCTTCGCCGAGGGGGGAAGGTGCCGTCAGCCCGTAGTGTCCTCTGAACAGAATTTCATTTCACCGCTAAGCGCGGGCCCAATGGGCCTGCTCTCTGAACTGCTCTTTCGGACCTCGTCTCCCTTCCGGGGACTCTGTTCCAGAGCATTTCGGAACTTGGTGGTCAGGCGCTGCAAGAGAACATGCATCGCCTGATGGCTGATCCCTCCCTCCTGGGGCTTCCGGGTTCCGAGTTCTTCGGTTCCAATCCAAACGGACTAGTCAGGAGGCTCGTGGGAATTCCAGATCTGGAGGGAAAGACTCGGGTGATCGCGATTCTGGACTATTGGTCTCAGACCGCTCTTCGCCCGGTCCATGATTTCCTTTTTGGGGTTCTCAGGACTATTAGTCAGGATATGACCTTTCACCAGGGCTCTTTCGTAGACCATGTTCGAAGGTGAGGGGATTGTACCCTTCACTCCGTCGATCTTACGGCGGCTACCGACCGGTTTCCCGTGTCGGTGATTGAACTGGTTCTGGGAGGGCACTTTGGCGGAGACTTCGTCCAGGCCTGAAAGGACATCATGGTGGGTTACCCATTCATGACTCCAGAAGGAGTGGAGGTGTCGTATTCTGTCGGTAACCCGATGGGTGCGATGTCTTCTTGGTCCTCCTTCGCGCTCACTCACCATTTCGTGGTGTATGTTGCGTGCGTTAGGACTGGAAAGAAGTGGAGGTCCAGTAAGTATGTTGTCCTTGGTGACGACGTTCTTATTGGGGACTCCGTCCTAGCCGAAGAGTATCTGGCGCTGCTGGGGTCCCTTGGGGTAGAGGTCTCTTCTGCTAAGACGTACGTGTCTCCTCACATGTGCGAGTTCGCGAAGCGTTACCTCTTTGAGGGGGAGGAAGTTACTCCTTTCCCCATCTCCTCTGTCACTTCCAACCTGGGAGACGTCAGTCTCCTTGTGTCGGCTCTGATGGGGGAGACCCGTAAGGGGCTGCGGCCGTCGTCAGGTATCCCTGGGGCAGTCGGGACCCTGTCCCGTGCCGTTGGCCGGAGTTTCCGAACTTGTCGGGAACTCTCCAAGATGGCACAGGAGGTCGAACTCGGAACGCTATTCGTCCAGGGATTCGTGGGGGCGGGGGAATTCTTCCTCCGTCTTAACCACACTCTCGACGAGGCCTCCCGCGACTATCTACACTCTATGAGTGCATCGGTCGTGGAAGGAGCGGTCCGGGATTTCGTCCTGGGGTCCCTTTCGAGGAAGCCGTCAGCCATCGGACCCCGCTTTCTAGCGGAGGTCGACCAGCTGATGAAGTCCTCGGGGCTGTTTAGGGTGACCGCCGACCGCATGGCCCTCGTTCCCGCGTACTCCGTCCTTACTTCCTTCTCTGCGAAGGCAGGACTCCTCTACAAGAGGGGTCTGCGCATCCTGGAGGGGGAGGAAGGTAACCTGGTACGGGAGCAACTCGGAGATATTCTCTCTGAGTCTCTCACGCTGGATAACCCAAGGATGGACTCCCGGGGTCGCCAGGCGAGGGCCTGGGGTCGGTTTGGACGCCTCCTCCGTCGCCACGGTAAGCTCGCCCTGAAGAAGTATCCCCTCGAAAGAGGGGAGACTCGGAAGGTCGAGTTTATTACTCTCCCAGGGATGTCTGCAGGGTACCCTCATGGGTCTCTGCAGTCGATCCTGGGAGGTCACCTCCCCTCGGTGCGCCTGATTAGGGCGTACCGAAATCCCCCCCCTCCGGGGGGATGGGGGCGGTTGGCGAGGACGGGGACGTACCGGGTCGGTCCCCACTCAGGCAGGGTACCCACGCCCTGTCCTGCTCCGGG